CTGGTACGTTGGCTATACCTCACCTATTCCTGTGCTTGTGTTTGGGTGTTGGAAGGCAGGGTTTACTAGCCAAAAACGTGCTGAAACAGGCATCAAGTACAGCCCCGCGCAAGAGATGAAGTTATTGGCTCAGATTGCCGAGGCCAAAAAGAAGCGCGACGCCGAATTAGAGCGCAAGCATGAGTTAGCCGCCGAAACCGTGGAGTTGATCTGGTCAAACTGCACCGCGGCATCACCTGAACACCCATACCTTAAGCGCAAGGGCATTAACCCAAATGGTGCGCGTGTTACGGGTGATGGGCGCTTGGTTGTGCCTTTGATCTCAGAGGATGGTGAGTTATCGAGCCTTCAATACATCGATGGCAACGGCAACAAGCTGTATCACGCAGGGGGCGTGACGGGTTCGCGCTTTTGGCTATTTGGTGCGATCAGGCAAACGCTCTATATCGCCGAGGGGTTTGCCACCGCTGCCACCATCCATGAGGCGACCAATGAGGCGGTTTGTGTGGCATATAGCGCAAATAATTTGTCGAATGTCACAGGCATCATGCGCGCTAAGTTTGGCGCTACCCAAAACATTGTGATTGTGGCTGATAACGACGTGTCAGGGGTGGGCATGAATGAAGCCACCAAAGCGAGTGCCAAGCATGGCGCGCGCGTTGTAATGCCACCCACCCCAGGCGATGCCAACGACTACGCACAAGCAGGTAATGACCTGTCATTACTATTGCATCCACCCGTCGATGAGTGGTTAATCGGTGCAGATCATTTCAGCGAAAAGCCCGAGCCAATCCGTTGGTTAGTTAAAAAGTGGTTACCCGAACAGGCATTAATCATGGTGCATGGCCCCTCCGGTGGGGGCAAAACCTTTGCCGTTTTAGATTGGATGCTCGCCATAGCCTCAGCCACCGCACAATGGGCAGGTAACAAAGTCAAAGCCGGTACGGTGGTTTATTTGGCAGGTGAGGGGCATCAGGGCTTAAAGGGGCGCGTGGCAGCTTGGAAGCATAAAAAGGGCATACAGTCATTCAAAATGTGGATATCCAAGTCAGGATGCGATCTGAACACGCCTGAAGGTTACCAAAAAGCCGCCGAGCAGATCAGAATGCTGCCCCATCCACCATCCATCATAGTGGTTGATACCCTGCACCGCTTCCTACTAGGCGATGAGAACAGCGCCCAAGACGCTAAAACCATGCTAGATGCGTGCGCAGCCCTCATGCGTGAGTTTGGGTGTTCGGTGTTACTTGTGCATCACACAGGCGTATCTGACGAAGCCCAGCACCGTGCAAGGGGATCGAGTGCATGGCGTGGCGCTTTGGATATTGAGATATCCATTATCCCTTCTAAGGACGGTCAACCATTAGAGATTGTCCAACGCAAGCAAAAAGACGGTGAATTAGCTGAACCTTTGTACGCAAGGATTGAAGGGGTGGTGATACCAGGCTGGTTTGACGAAGACGGTGAACCCGTAAAAAGTGCTGTTTTAGAGATGGTTGATGCACCAATTAAGGCGACCGCCGCCGACAATAAATTGCAAGAACATCGAAAAATGTTCGAGAATGCATGGTTTGATAGTGGCGCTGAGGACATCAAAGGCGAGCCTTTTGTGTCCAGATCAGCGCTGAAAGAGTACCTAGATAAGCAAGGTATTGCAAAAAATACTGTGCAAAAAATGCTCAATCCAAGTGAATCCAGTAGGTTTATGGGTAAGTTAATTACCTCAAATATATTAAGAAGTACTGAGCATGGGTGGGTCGTTCAGGACAAAGTATTGGCTCAAACCATGCTGATTATGCGGGGGTCAAATTGAGGGTAAACCGTACCAAAGCGTACCAATGGTACGGTTTGTCTTTTGGTACGGTTTGGGGGCAAAAAGCCATAAAAACCGTACCAAACCATACCCAGTATCTATAGATACTGGTATTTGGTACGATTTATGGTGCGGCAGTATTTGGTGTTTTATTAAGTATTGTTTAATGGTATGGTTTGGGTGTTTTTTGGTGGGTTTGGTTCGATATCGGTGACATCGATTAACCTTGCTTCGGCTTGCTCCAGCGCCTGGGTGATTGATATCTGTGTGTGCGTAACGCTTACGTCTATTTTTTCACCCCAAGTTTTAGGACGTAATTTTGCGGCCGTCCACTTGCGAGTTTCAATCCTGATTTTCATCTGGTTGATCCAAGCGCTCAGATATGGCCCGTCCAGACCTTCGGGTATTTGTTCTTCCGATATGTCGATCAGGGTTTCAGCGAGATAGTCAGCGCGGATTTCAATTGCATCGTCGTATTGGCGTCGAATATCAGGGTGAGCGCGTAGATGGCGCTGAAATGCGTCGTAGGTCGGGTAACCTGGCTTTTTAATGGCCTTGATCAAGCTAGAACCATTACCGATCTCGCGCAGCACCACAGGCCATATGGATGACCAGTCGTAGACTGGTTGAAATAATCCCCAGTCATCGCGTTTGTCTAAAACAGCTAGTTTTGGATCAATTGGTGTTTCAATGTGTTCGATTGTCATAATCGCATCTAGAAAGTTAGATTAGAGCGAGTTTAATTCAATCAACTAGTGCAAGTACAGGGTGCAATAAAAAAAGCCCCTGAAGGGGCTTAGAATCGATTCTAGGGGTATGTTTTAGGTCATAGGTCGAAGACTAGTATTGCAAGTATGACTAGTGCCGCGGCGATGAGTGAAATGGTCATTTTAAACATCCGACATCATGCCCAAATGGTTCATTGTTTTGAGCGTACAAACCCTGCGCTATTGCCTGTTCTAACGTTATGAAAATAGGTTTACCGTTTACATCTTGCGCTGGATAGCCGTCAAGGGCATATAACACTTGGTACAGGCCTGACTCGGCATCGTATAAAGCATAGAATTCGTTTTTCATATTGGTTCTCACAGATAAAGGGAAAGTAAGAAAGCAATACACATAAGTACTGCTGCTATTGTGGCGCTGATTTTCTCTGACATGATTATGCTGCCTTTATGATTCGAATAACTTTATGCATGGTGACGCCGTGCGCAGGGTAAGCGATTACCTTTACTTTCTTGTCGTAGCACGCACGACAACCATTACACTTGCCATCATGAGAGTAAGCTTCACAAAGCTTCATGCCGCGTTTTACATCTTCAGGCGTGGGGATAATGACGCTACCATGCAAACCTTTTGTATAAGCGCCTGTAACGCTATCGCTCGAAAATCGCACGCTAACATTAGGTAATGCGGCCATTTGCTCGAGTACGCGCCTAAACTTGGGGAATTTATGCATCCGCGTGGGTAACCAATGTTTTACCCACGGCGTGCGCGTCATAACGTCTAACATCTTTTCAGCGAGTGCAAGAGTGTACATATCGCCTGAGTCGAACCAACGAAAATACCGGTCTGAGTCTAACGCTGCAACCATATCATCCGACCATTCAATACGCTGCCAGTCTTCCTTATTATGTAGACGTGGCGCTTTGACGTTGGCAAACCTGTAATTTCCTGTAGTGGCATAACATCCCTTGCACGCATCAACTAACTCGCCTGGCGATGCAATAGAGCCAGGGCAAGTATCTAGCGCTTGAAGTGACCAGCTGCGTATGCCGTCTAGTTTACTAGTGATTGAAAGCTTAATCATGTTATTTCCTTGTTCGATTGAATCGGGTGAGGCGCCCCCTTTCGGGGGCGTTTGGTTTAACGTGCGCCGACGATAAAATCAGGATGATTCAAAATGTCGGGGTAAGCCAGGGCAAGTTTGATGATGTCTTCTTGCTGGCTTTTCTTGAGAGCGCAACGGTAAATGGCGCTCAGGCCACGCGCGGCTGCGCCGACGTTGCCACGATGATAGTGTTGCAGATCAATAGTTACTGCGCGCATCTGGGCTTTGTTTAGTTTGGTCATGATGTAATCCTTGTTTGTGTTTACAGGTTAGGAGTACATATATTAACACAAAAAAACACAATGCAACACTATTTATCAAAATAATTGCAAATAAATCAAACTTTCGATTGTGCAGCGCACAATGTAATAAATATGTTGCATTGCAATATGTAATGTTGCATTGCACTATGTTGCATTGCAATATGTTGCGTCGCAGCACGCCGTTGCAGTGCAACATAAAACCATGTTGCAGTGCAGCTATTGCAGCGCACCATGCCATGCGGCAGTGCAGCAAATGTTGCAACGCAGCAAGGTGGGGGGGGGGGAGGGCCCTGGCATGGCGTCCTCGCTAGCGGAGGACTCACCCTAAATTTTTATTTTTTATTATTGTTTTTTATTATTAAATTTCACATTACAATCGCCAAATGCAAACAACCATCTACAGCGCCTCCGACGAAATGGCTCTTATGAGCCGCCTTTGGTCGCCACGCATTGCTAACGATCCCTTGGCGTTTGTGTTGTTAACCTTTCCTTGGGGTCAAAAAGGCACACCGCTAGAACACTTCACCGGCCCTCGCAAATGGCAGCGCGAAGTGTTGTCTGACCTGACTGCGCACATTAAGCAAAACAACGGCAAGGTTGACTTTGACACTTTTAGGATGGCAACATCAAGCGGGCGTGGTATTGGTAAGTCTGCTCTTGTTAGCTGGCTTACCCTCTGGATGCTCTCCACCCGAATTGGCTCAACTACCATCATTTCTGCCAACAGCGAATCACAGCTACGCTCAGTCACTTGGGCAGAGATTACTAAGTGGTTGGCAATGTCACTCAACTCACATTGGTTTGAGGTCAGCGCCACACGCCTCATGCCCGCCAAATGGATTACTGAGTTGGTTGAGCGTGACCTAAAGAAAGGCACACGCTATTGGTCGGTTGAGGGCAGATTGTGGTCAAGCGAGAACCCTGATGCTTATGCGGGTGTTCACAACTACGACGGCGTGATGGTCATTTTTGATGAGGCGTCCGGTATTGACGACGCCATTTGGGCGGTGACGGCGGGCTTCTTTACCGAAAATACACCCAATCGCTTTTGGTTGGCGTTTTCCAACCCTCGGCGCAACACCGGTTATTTCTACGAATGCCACAACTCTAAGCGTGACTTTTGGCAGACCAAGATTGTGGATGCAAGGACGGTCGAGGGTACGGACAAGGCGGTGTATCAGCAGATTATTGATGAGTATGGTGCGGATTCTAGCCAAGCGGCAGTTGAAGTCTACGGTGACTTCCCATCTGCGGGGGATGATCAATTCATATCTTCATTAATAGTGGACGAAGCCATGAAACGCCCACGCTTGAAAGATTTGTCTGCCCCCATTATTGTGGGGGTTGACCCTGCACGCTTTGGTTCAGACTCGACGGTCATTGCCATTCGCCAAGGGCGTGACATTATTGGTATCAAACGCTACAAGGGCGACGATACAATGACCGTTGTCGGACACGTTATCGAGGCGATTGAGGAATATAAGCCCGCTTTGGTGGTCATTGATGAAGGCGGCGTGGGCGGGGGCGTGGTAGATCGCCTAAAAGAGCAACGCTACAAGATTCGTGGCGTGAATTTTGGCAATAAGTCACGCAATCCGCTTATGTATGGTAATTTAAGGGCGCAAATGTGGGGAGATATGCGACAATGGCTTAAAACAGCGTCGATTCCTAGTGACAGAGTGCTTAAAACTGATTTAATATCACCCATAATGAAACCGGATTCTAAGGGTACAATCTTTTTAGAGTCTAAGAAAGACATGAAGGCAAGGGGTCTAGCCTCGCCTGATGCAGCAGATGCTATATGCGTGACGTTTGCATTTTCCGTTGCGCACCGTGAGTATGCAGAGCCTAAACGTCGTAATTATTCGCCTAACGGTTTACAAACTTCTTGGATGGGAGCCTGAAATGCCTAATTCACAATCAATCGGCGTAGCGTACGCTGACCCTGAGTTCACTACTTGTTATGCAACCGATGAGATTGGTTACTCAACTGCCGCCCAAGGCGCAGTCACCCAAGCTACAAGCAAATCGACGGGTGTGACGCTAAACAAGTCAATGGGCAAAATCACCATGAACAATGCAGCCTTGGCTGCTGGCGCTACGGTGTTGTTTACGCTCACCAACAGCAAGATTAGCGCTAATGATGTTGTGATTGTGAACCTTGGCGCAGCGGGTACAAGCGGTGCGTACTGGCCATACGTTGCCAACGTAGGCACAGGAACTGCCGTGATTGGTTTGTACAATAATACCGCCGGTTCGCTTTCTGAAGCCGTTGTGGTAAGTTTTGCCATCATTCACGGTCAGTAAAATGCCACTCAAAAAATCTAACACCCCCGCCGCCTTCCGCGCCAATGTCAAGGCTGAAGTCAAAGCCGGCAAGCCTGTCAAGCAAGCCGTGGCTATTGCCTACGCCACCAAACGCGCTGCGGAAAAAAAGAAATGATACAACCCTTA